ACAATCGAACATATCGACAAAATACTGACAGAAGAAGTTACGACTGCCGCCGAGGAGACCATGGCCGCAGTGTCTGGGAAAGGAAAAGAAATTGCTGATGAAGAAAGAAAGATTTTCAGAATCGTAGACCAAGGTGATGTAGAATATTATCGGTCTAAACAGATTAAAGATGAGGAAGCGTATAAGAATGATGGTGAGAATTCACCTTATGCTCACTATACCTTCTGGAATGAAACATTTGGTCATTATTACGGTTTTACAGCACCCCCACCTTATAGTGCATTTGATGTAAAACTGAGTATTAATAATAAGACTAAAATGAAAGAGTTCTTAGACTCATTTGAAAATCAAGAATTAGCAGATAAGATTAGGAAGAATATGGAAAGACGTGGTAAAGATGTATTAGGTACCATTAATATCCCGTATGAAGTATTCGTAGGTAAGTCTATTCCAAAAGAGATTATCCCTTATGTAGCTAAGCGAGAATTGGTAGCAAATATTTGTAGCCCTTACTATATCGCATTAGAAGCAGTAGGTATGTTCTTCTTGGATAAGAATGTAACTAAACTAATTTCTGATTATTATTAAATAAGGAAACTAAAATGGATAGTATATTTTGGGGTGTATACCTAGCAGATATCGTAGGTACAATAAAGACAACTGCTTTTGTATTGATATGTGTATCTACACTTATTCTGTGGCTATTAATAGGTTTGAAGACAGATAACATACATGCACCTAGATGGCAATTTATAACAGCTAGTATCGTATTGGTAGTTTCTGTTATTATTACCGTCTTCACACCCAGTAAACAAGCCACCTATATCATGTTAGGTGTTAAAACCACTGATATTATCTTAGACCAACCTGTGGCTCAAAAAACCATCGAACTTCTAGAATTGAAGATTGATAAAGAGTTAGATGAAATTAAAGAAATTAAAAAGGAAACTAAAAAATAGGTAAGTAAATATATCTCTACTCTACCTTAATAGGTAGAGTAGAGTATACTTATCTATATCTTATTTTTTATAGTTTAAATAACCATTCAATTTCTTCAACATATAAATCATGTAAATCAGAAATCCTACTATCCTTAAAGACATGTCCGCCATTTAGAGAAATCAATTCCTGTCTTAAGCGTGTTAAATAACCGCTATTGACATTCTTATCAGGAATAGCAGGTGTTAATAGACAATGCTTTAAGAATCTAGTCATAGCCAATACATATATCCATTTATTTTGTCTGGTTAACAATATCTTAGGTGTGTCCATAAACTCTAATGCTCTTATGTCACCTACACCATGAATATTAGCAGCTATCTTCTCAATAGGGTAGTTACCCTTTCTAGCCATTATCCAAATATCTTCAATATCTTTATCTAACTCTTTACTATTATTGTTTATGTAAAAAGAAGTACCAGCATAATCAATAGTCTTAGCCATAGAGTCATCAGTCAATAAGATATTCTTATTGATAATTACTTGGTTAATGTGGCTAGGTAACATATTAGGTAAAACACACATTCCTAAGAAATATCCTGTATTAGGTAATTTATGGTCAGGATTAACCAACTTTATTTCTCTATGGTGTCTTAGCCACGCAGCATACTGTAAATGCAATAAATTGATGTCAATTTGAATAATAGCAAATCCAGGTCTATCTACATAATTCTTACTGGTCATTAAGTTATAACTGATATGGTTTTGGTCATGACGTAAAACAGTAACAGGCACTAAGTCTTGCCAGTTTTCTTTTACATATTCCCAATCCCAATAGTTATCTACTTGTGTAATGATTTCTGTAGTAGTGGGACCGTAGAAGTTACCATAGTGTAATTTACCAATACTTCGGTCTGAAGATAAACCTAATGCATTTGCGTGATACCATGCCTTATCGTTATTATAAACATAGGCAGATACGAATTTATCTGGTATGTTTTTAGGCATGGCAAATGATTCAATAATACGGTGAAGAATATGGTAACCACCTACGTAATAATAATTATTACGATACCAGTTAATGGCTTTAGCTAGTCGGTTATCAATAACTCGATTAGCGAATTTTAGGTGCCACACATCCTCTTTACGAAACCGTGTAGGAAATCCGACTAGATTAAACATATTTATAGTCTTTCTTATTTAAATAGGTAATAGAATAAAAGTATCATCATAACATTTTATTATTTATTATACTGAGATAAAACTTGTATATACCTATATATGAATATGTACGAATTAGATACTCATGAGAGTATCGACCCTAGGAGATATAATATCTATTTTATTAGATACATGAAAAACATTAATTTTTAATGTATTTAAAAAAATTATGGTAATATATCATTAAAGTGTAGTAGGTAGTATTGATGTCAATATTACATATTACAAACAAGGCTAATACAGCCGTGTTTAATTAAGCTTAATTTAACATTCTTTGAAAAGGAAATCAAAATGGCAATTAATGACAAACGCCAACCACAACAACCTTCCGTTAATTCAATGGAAGACATCGGCAAAATCGCTGGTAACAGCACCACTGGTAACACTACCAGCAACAACACACAAAGCCAACAACCTAAACGCACTGGCTTTACATTCGCTTCTCAAGAAGGTTTGTTCGGTTCTACCTTCACCGTCGTAAACGATGGCTTGATGAAGATGGTTGAACAAATGAAAACCATCATCAAAGAGAGCACCCAATCTAACCGACTGGAACTGGGTTTCTACCCACTCGACCGAAACAACCATGACCTTGGTATGGACATCCTCTTGGTTACTACCCGTGACACAGAACTGAAAGGCCCTCATGGAGTTTATGCACTGGTAATCTGTACATCAGATTCTACTCTGACTACTGAAACCACTCAAAATGCACCAGGCCAACGTGCGTACACAATCAATACATTCCCATCTCAAATCTTCGAAGCTGACAACATTGTACAATTCTTGTTGCAAGCTGCTCGTGATTGCTTGGGTACTAATGATGTTGTATTCGCTGGTGGTTGCCCAATCTTCACTGACTTCGTAAACTTCGAAGACAAGAAAGAAATTCAACCAGCTCTTCTGAATGCAATTAACGCATGTACCCTGAAAGCATTCGCTGCATTTAACGAAGCACAAGGTAAGCTTGAGGATATTAACTTGTTGGAATACGACAACAAGAAAGAAACCCTCGAAGTAGAACGCAAACTGCTTGGTGGTGTGATTAAAGACTTCCACGGTAACCCAGTCCGTGCTGATTGGCAACATGTTGTAAATGCTCGTCAAGTACAACAAAACAATGTTGGTTTTGTAGGTGGCTCTGTAGCTAAAGAAGTATTCTCAATCTGTGGCTACACTGACGTAGTAATGGTAAACCCAGCCAACACTACCCATGTTGACTCACCATGGGCACGTAAGAAATTGGCTCAATCTACTGACGAGCAAATCTTCTTGCCAGTAAATGTATTTACCAGCTTGATGCCAACTCGCGCACAATCTTTGGGTAATATCATCTACGCATTGGGTGTAGGTATTGGCGCTACATTTGCAGACTACTGGTACATCTACGAAGCATTGAACCCACTGAAACATCCTAACGATTGGCAGCATTCAATCGCAGGTTTGGGTTACGAAGCCTCTGAAATGTTCCGTCTGCCTGAGTTCGCCCCATTCCCAACTCCAGCCACTGACCCAAATGTATCTGAAAATGATTACTTGGACATCATTGGCCGTTACTTCTTGGATTCTACATCATTTGCAATCGATGTAGGTTTGGGTACTCCTACTGAATGGATGATGGCTGACTTTGTAAACGCAGCGTTTGAAGAAGACCATATTGCAGTACAACCTGATTCTGAAAATGCTAAAATCTTGGCTGTAACTAACCACTTGTTCGGCGGTCGCTTTAAAGAAGTTTACTCTTCTTTGGGTGGTACTGGTCGTGTGGTGTTTACTCTGCCAAATCGTCGTTACCTGGTAGGTCAATACCACAATGCACAAACTAACGAATTGCGTTCTCTGCAAGACGTTGACCGTTTGTTCTTGGACAATAACGTTAACGGCATTAAAGAAAACCTGGAATTCACTCGTGCATTGGTAGGTGCTCAATCTGACGTGCGACTGGAAGTACAACAAGGCATTGGTATTCAACAAGAAATCGTAGGTACTCTGTTGCCACACGCCCGTATCGTAGGTTACGGTGTACGTTTGGAAATTGAAAACATCTACGCTCGCGCTGTACATCAATGTATGTTGGAAGTAGGCCCACGTCTGATTAACCGCAACGCTGTGGCTAACTTCGGTCAAACCATGTTTGCAAACTACATTGGCGCAGCAATGATTGAATCTTTGGGTCGTTCTATCCTGTCTAACCAAACTTCAAGCAACACACAACGTAGCTCTCTGTTTGGTGCACGCTGGAGTAATGTCGTAAACGCTAGTGGTAACAACTACTAATTACCTTCTGAAATAGAAGTAAATACTACCGAGGGGATAAAACCCTTCGGTAGTATTTTATTTTTATTTTGTATAATTTTTCAAGATTCGATATATTTGAGTAGTTTATACTGCTTTTATATAAGGAAACTAGGAATTTAAAGAGAGGTAATTCAATGGGTGTACATTTAAAATACATTAGCTCAGATGAGCTATTTAATAGAACCCATCACACCAAAATCGTAATCAATGAATTATCTAATCGCACGATACGTGACAAAGCGATTGTGAATAGTTTATTGATGTTGGAGGTAGGTGAAGCATTTGACAATATCCCTAGTTGTCAGTGTGGTGCACTTTCAATGAACATCTACAAAGGTGTACGATGTAGTAAATGTGATTCGGTCGCAGAAGAGGTTGTATCTACCGACTTAGATAATAAAATGTGGGTACGTGCGCCAATTGGTGTTCCTGCATTGATGAATCCAATGTTGTGGTTTCAATTACAAACGTATTTGGAACGTTCGACCTATAAGTTTAATTTGTTGCAATGGTTAACTGACCCTACGTATAAACCCAAGGTAACAAAGTTCACCAAATCTATTTCGATGATGTTACAAAGACTAGATGAATTAGGTTTAAATGTTCGAGATTATCAGCACTTTTACGATAACTTCGATACTTATATTCATTTACTTTTAACAGAAAAAGAATTTAGACGTAGTTCCGATACGACTTCAGTATCTGGTGAAGCATTGCTAAAACTTTTCAAAGAAAATCGAGATATTGTTTGGCAGCAATATATTCAAATCCCAAATAAAGCTGTTACCATTATTGAAAACTCAAATGGTAAAAAGTGGATTGACCCAAGTACACCAAAACTATTGCGAGCTATTCGTTTAATGGTAGGTATTGACAATGAGGATAATGTCCGTGGTGGTATTTCTACTAAAACCAAATTAGCCAGAGCTTCTAAGTTCTTGAGCTATTTTAGTGAATATCAATCTATGGAAATTAACCCTAAGTTCTTGGGTTCTAAACCAGGTGAACTCCGTAAACACGTTATTGCTACACGTTCTAACTTTACAGGTCGTTTTGTAGTAACTGCCATCAATGGCCCACACCACTATTCAGAAGTGCGTTTACCATGGATTGGGTTTATGGGTATGTTTGCTCCACAAATTCGTGCCAAACTATACCACAAGTATGGTTTATCTTCAGCTAGAGTAAATGAAATCATGACTAAGTATCAAAAGGTTTATCACCCTAAGATACATGAAATCATGTTAGAGTTGATTAGTGAATCTACAGACTCCGAAGGTAATGTAGGCATTACTATTATCATTAACCGTAACCCATCGTTGAAACATGGTTCGATTGTACGATTACGTATTCCTCCAGTAGTAGGTGTTAAGACAGATGTGCGTGATATGTCTGCTTCAACCTCTGGTAAAATTGCTGCATGGTATAATGGTGACTTTGATGGTGACCAAGAAACTTTCTTAGCTGTACTGGATAAACGTATGTCAAAAGCATTTGAACCATTTGACGCTAAGTATTCAGTAGGTGATTTAATCAATGTTTACGAAGCAGACGGTGTGACTTCCATTTCTAAACAAACAGCAATGGCTTTAGCGAATACGTTATTGCTACACGATGAGCAACAACCAACCAAAGCACAAGCTGACTTTATGTCTAGATTTGTAGCATAAAGAAAGGAATGAGTATGGCTAGATTACACTTGGGCGGTAGAGATACAGCTCGTGTACATATGTACGGTACCATGAACATGGATACAGTCAATTTTATTCAAAATAGAATTGATAACATCACTAACCTATATGGTGAAGGGGCAGCGTGGTTTCAAGATAAACTACAGCAAAGATTTAACGACAGTGCTATTCGTTCTATCAATATTGCTCAAAACAATATGCGTTATAGTGGTGGCGTATTCGACGATGGTATCCGCCAAATGTTTAGTATTGATGACTTTAGGGTGGCATCTCGTAATAACCAACGATACATTCTCTCTAATCCTTACTTCCAGAAAGAATATAGTAGTGGACGTATCGAAGGTTGGGGATTTGAAGAAGACAGATTCCCTAAACTCACAGGTGAAGACAATCCATATTATCAACAAGTGGTGGATGGTATGGTTCAGTACGCTGATGAGAATTACGATGGTGAAGAACACGATGAGAAATTTGTCATTTATTCCAATGACGCATTAGATGAACTTCCTGAACTCTTAATGAATCAGAAAGTTATGGTGCGTAATAACTGGAATAGATTCTATGGCATGATTTCAGAGGGTGAAGAAGATCCATCTAGTTTACATGGTGCATACCTTTAATATCTGATACAGACTACTACCACTAGTAATAGTGGTAGTAGCCTTCCTATAACTTTTATTTTTTAGGGTAAATCATGAAACCTAGAAGCAATAATCCAAAAATAAAACTGGTTCCTACTTTGGATAAAGAAGGATGGTTACAATATGGTGAAAAGAATAAACTAGATAGATTATTAGCTTATTTTTTTACATCTGAAGCGTCTCAATCTACATTATACTATGGTAGCATACCCACCTATCAATCTATTGCAGCTAATAATATAGAAGACATTTCTACTCTTAGGGAACAACTAGAAACAAGTGTTACTGAATACTTAAGAAAGTATTTAGAGAGTGTGAATGTTGAAGTCTATGTTACTACAGTAGATGGTGTAATTAAAGATATCCACGAATTAGAAGCAGAAAATGCAGTGGGTATTAAAATGAATGTCCAATATTACGATAACGATAAATTCGTTGTTTTTGAGAAGAATGTAATCTATAAAGAAGGTATCTTCAATTATGTATTGGATAAATTCAACACAGGTTTTTCTATCTCGGAAGATTACCGTGATCCACGTTAATTAGTAAAAAAGGAAATTAAAATGGCAGAATATAGCTTAGTAGAATCAGCTAATGACTTATCAGTCGTCCGTCCTGGCGAAGAGTTTAATGAACAAGCTATTATGGTAAACAGCGTTAAACCAGTAGTCGATGCATTAAACAATGAAGCAAAACTTAAAAACGAATCTCGTTCTATCATTAATGTTTTAGAATACATTGATAACTTCTTACCCATGCATTGTGGTTATGTAACTGACGAAGACCGATACAGTATTGAAGACTGGTTAGACTTTGCCGGTGGTCCGTTTAATGAAGTAGACTTAGTAGATAAAAACGGAAACATTGTTGCTACTGTACCGTCTATGTATCCTAATAACAGTTATGTATTGTTAAACGAAGAAGTAGAAGAGATTGATGATAACACTACTTCATTAGGTCGTAAGTTTGAAATCATTAATAATACAGGTGATAATTATCGAACTATCTCACGTAAATCTCGTACAGATTTATACGAAAGTATGTTAGAGAGATTTGATGAAAATGTCATTGACGCACATCGAGCAAAATGGAATGCATTCTTTGTGAAAATGGGCTTATTTAAACCTACAGGTGAAACCAACGAGAAACAAACTAATAGTGAAGATGATGTGGTAAATGGTGAATCTAATCCATTTATTTCTTACTAAAAACCATTTCTGAATATTAGTTTAAAAGGAAGTGTCCAATGTTAAGACCACTTAAAATTAAAGCATTCGGTGATGTCCACAATGGACACTCTTCTACGCCTACTATTAAAATTTCAGAAGAGATACGTGAGTGTTTCCCCTATGGTAAAGATGCAGCAGGTACAGATATTCTGGTATTAGATGGCGACTGGTATGATAAGTTATTACCCAATAACCATCAAGACGCTATTGATACAGAAGTCACTATGTATTACTTGTTACGATATTGTAAAGACCATGATATTGTATTTTGTATTGTAGATGGTACACCGCTACATGATGCAGGACAGATTCAGAAGTTTTTACATATTAACAAAGAAGCTAAGATCGATGCTGAAGTTATTTTGGTAGATACCATTGATATCGTGTATATTTCTAAATACGATGTCAATGTATTATTTGTACCAGATAGACCAAGAACAACTCCTCAAGAAACATTCAGTATTGTACAAGAGAAATTAAAACAACACAATATTGAACAAGTAGACTTTGCAATTATGCATGGTTGTTTTCAATATCAATTACCAGAATTAGCTCCAGACCACAAACACAATGAGGAAGATTACGAGAATATCGTAAAAGGTCCAATTATTATTGGCCATATCCACAAACATTCCTCTAAGGGTAAGATTATTGCCCCAGGTAGTTTTTCTAGATTAACACATGGTGAAGAAGAGCCCAAGGGCTATATAGAAATTATTCTACAACCATCAGGTGAATTTAAAGCAAAATTCATTGAGAATAAAACAGCAACTATTTATAAGACCATTAATATTACTGGGCTTTCATTACAAGATTCCTTTGATAAAATCAAAAGAAATGTGGAATCATTGCCACCACTATCTAGAGTCAGGATAGAATGTGAACAAGGACATCCTATTTCTTTAGATAAAACATTCATGGTTTTAAAAATGGAAAACATTGATATTTATTGGTCGATTAAAGTCAATACGGATAAATCTATTATCGCTAATCAAGAAGAAGTATTTAGTATTGAAAATGATTATGTTCCATTGGTTATTAATCCTGATAATATCGAAGAGTTGATTCTCTTAAAAGCTGAACAAAAAGGATATTCACCACAAGTGATTAAAACCATTCCAAATTACTTAAATGAAATTCTGAAAGAAGATTGAAATGAACTATGTGAATGAAAGAGAAAGAGGACAACTCCCTTTATCTATTGGTACATCACTTGCATTTGAATCTATGTTAAACACCAGTGAGATTATCAAACACGATAAACCACTATATGTAGGAAATGGTAGAGTGTGGATAAACATTAAAACACTCTACCGTAATATATACGGTTCAGTACATAGAGAAAACATTGATAGAACATCAGATGCTCAATTTGCAGACGCTATGTTTAGTGAGATTGATTTAATTAAAGATATCTGTAGTGAAGAAGCAAATGGTATTGAGCCTGTATTCTATTGTCCTAACTATGTGAAATTAGATAATTTTAATAATGAAACTTTATTAAGATTAGATAATACCTCACTACAACAGACTTATACCAAACGAATGACAAACTGTTTAAAGATTGTTTTACCAGAGTTTAATAAGTCAAAAGAGTTAACCAATCCGAATAGAATACGAATATATGATAATTTTATAGAAGATATAGAAAATCAAAATACACTAATGATTACACATTATGCTTTTGATTTATTGTCTTTTAGAAAGTTTAAGAATTTAACTTTACTCGAAACCCACACAGGTAAAGCCAAAGGTAGAGAGTTATGGTATACGAAATATTACAATGGTAAAGATTTACCTGAGTTACCATTTAGGTTAGACTTATTAACTTTATTAGGCGACGGTACATTATTTAGAACCAAAGTACCTAAGTTTAAAAAAGAAATTATCAGAATGGCTAAAGACTATCATTGGTCTAGTATTACTACTACGGATAAGATTAGACACAATATTTCTGATATTAAAGACCATCAGTTAAGAATGAGACTATTAGCTTGTATTAAAAACGATTACTGTTAATAGTTTTATCACTTACTTATTCATGAATATAATTATTTAAACCTTAGTTTAAAGGAAAAGAAAATGGCTGAAAAGCAACAATTTAACCCAATGTATCGCCCTAATATTACCAGCGTTAACCTGACTACTCTTTGGGGCCGTAATGAAGAGAAAAGTGTAGCTTATTGCAAAATGTATGTTTCTGGCAATAAACTGCGTCTGAACATCGGTACTGGTTTGACTGAAGATAAAGCAAAACGTCAACCAAATATCCGTATGGAATTTAAAGACGGTCAAATCCCTTCTTTCTTAGCTATCTTGGATATTCTTCGTGACTTAGCACTTCATCAAGATGATGGTGAAAAGAAAACAGTACAATGTCCTGTTTACGGTTATATTAAAACCCGTGAAATGCAAAAAGCAGAACGCAAACAAATTGGTACTATTCAAGTAGGTCGTACTGACAAAGGTATTTACTACTTCACAGCATTTGATGGTTATCATGGTAAAGTAATGTTCCCTTTGACATTTGAACGTGATATTGAAGTTTATAATGTTAATACAGGTGAACCTGCTGACGCTGGCTGGAAATCTCGTTGCTATATGCTCTCTTGGGTAGAAACCATGAAGAAACTGATTGTTTCTACTTTGGTTCAAGAGTTCGTAGACCCAGACGTTAAGAAAGACAGTAACCAATCAAATGATAATCGTAGCTATCAATCTGGTGGTAACAATAGTCAATCTAATTCTAATAGTGGTGGTAATAATAATTTCGATGATTTTGAAGATGACTTCCTGCCTTAATTAATTTAAAAGCTAAACTAGAGACTCTTTCCTAAGAGTCTCTAGTATTATATATTATTTCTAGTATATAATATTATAATGGTGGATGTTAGTGATAATATTCCACTTCTTTTAATTAAAAGGAAATCCAAATGAAGAAGATTTCTCAAATAGAATTTCCGCTTTATACTCAGTGGCCTATGGTATAAAGATGCTGTTTAAAAAAGCAGCATTGAATAATGAAATTAATGATTTT